AATATGCTTTGCCAAGCGCCAATGCTATTGAATGGAAAGTAATTAAAGATAAAAGGGTATGTGGTTATTTTCATGCAGACCCATTAAAAATAGAAATATCTAGTAGTTATTGCAAAAAGTTCAGAATATTATCTGAAACTATATTGCATGAGATGATTCATTTAGTTTTATATCATTGTAAAAAATACGAGCATTATGATGAGCATAAGCTTGAGTTTTATAAATTAGCAGTAGAAGTATGCAAAGTATATAAGTTTGAAATCAGAAAACTTTAATGGAGGAAGTTATGAAAATAAATCAAATAATAAAAGAACGTGAATCAACTCATGGCGATTTTGAAATGAAAGCCATATTTGTTCAGGAAATCATGGAAAATATTTCAGGATTATATTCTTGGAAAGATATGCCAGCAGATCAAAAAGAATCAATACACATGATTTTAGTTAAATTAAGTCGTATTTTATATGGTGATCCTGACCATAAAGATCATTGGGATGATATTGCTGGTTACGCTGAATTGATAGCAAATAGACTTAAAGATAGTAAATTATAAGTTACTAATTTTCATTCAAGTTATTGATTTATATGAAAAGAATGAAAACAATGTGCATGAAATTTTAATAACCCATTAATGGTTTTTAATGATTTTACTGATGGTTTTGCCTACATAAACAGATAATCTTATATTTACAGGCAAATTGCTTGGATAAATAAGGATATATTATGTGGACTAAACCAGTTGCTCAAGAAATGAGATTTGGCTTTGAAGTTACAATGTATGTAATGAACAAGTAAATTATAGGGTAGGGCGCAGATTTAATAGTTATTACATGACAAAGAGAAAGCCACAAAATCTTCGCCTTACCATATCCTCTGATGGTGGCTTGACCGCCCTAAATGTTTACCAATAGCAAATAGCGTATTCTATAGCCAAACGTAAAGGCAGGCTGATAATACAAAGAAGGCACATACTAGTGACAAACGCAACAAATATATGAGCCAACTCATCCATTACTTTGAACGCATATTTGGAAGTGGGTGTGCTTTTAAAAGATCAGTTTTTTCGTGAGCCTTTAATTCTTTTTCTAATTCCATTACTTTAGCACGTTCTTTTTTCCATTCACGTTCTACAACGTAATGTTTGCCTTCTGAACGAATAGCTGGCTTTTCAGCTTTGTAGGTAGGTTTAGTTGCCATAATGTCTTGTTCCTTGTTTATCAATAATTAATTGTTCTAATCTTGGTTCTTTGCCTTCTTCAGCGAATCCAATGTGACACCATCTATCATACTCCAAAATGACTTGATCGTATTGAATACCACTAGAAATAATAGCATTAACAATATCCATAGGGCTACCAAAAGCAGGGCAAATGATGTCAGCAGCCAAGCCCCTAACGTGAGCAGACGTTGGTTTACTTCCCAACATTCCATTAACAAGTAGGCAACGATAAGCGCTATTAATATGTATAGGATGACCAAGTAAACGCCTCACACTTTCTAAATTTAATGCTAATGTTTTTAAATTATTTAAAACTTGTGGATCGGTTGGCGTATTGTCAATATGGTTACGATCCGCTATTTCAGATGCGTATAGTTCTTCAAAAGTAAAATGTTCAGTTATATTCATTCTTCAGATTGCGCTTGTTTAGTAGGTGTTGAATGATAAAGCATTTGATCTTTTATTTGACTGCCATGAGATGAGCCAAAATAAAAAGATATAACGCCAGTCCATGCAGTTCCTAATGAACCTAACATAATCATTAAAGCATTGTTTGACGGATCAACTTTATTAAAAAATAATAAAATTAAAATACCAAAAAATCCAACAGTCGTAATTGCAGCCAATATAGCTGGAATATTTGACTTTGTAGCCATTTCCATATTACGAGCAGATACAGAATCAGCCACTTCTATTTTAGCAAAGTCAAGGCCTAATTCTTGTGCTTGACGTTGTAATTCTAATTCGGCTAATTTAACTTGTGCAATTTGATCTGCATTAAGTTTATTAGATTGAATTATGTCATTGACTTCATGTGGCGCTACATTTAAAGCTTTAGACAAAACAGTCACAGCTAAACCTGCTAATGGGCCACCTAATGCACTAGCAACTGTTGGCGCTATTTGTAATAACCAATTCATTTTCTTTTCTCGTGTTCTTCTAAAATACGGATACGAACATTAAGTTCTGATATTTCTTTGTTTAACTCCTCTTTCATTTTAACTCTTTCTGCAGCAGATAACGGACTATCTGTTGGAACGCCTTGTGATGTTATTAAAGCAGGCATTTTAGATTTAATGTCAATTAAATCGTTTTGCATAGAAGTCATAGACGATAAAAGCCATGCAATCGCTGAAATGATTACAGGAAATAACATTGATGTTATTTTAGAAAAATCCATTATTGAGCTACAGTAGTTGTAGCGCCATTTTCATTGGTTACAGGTGCAGGAACAGCAGGTGTTGTAGATTCTACAGGTTGAGCAACAGGTGCTGCAACTTCTGCTTTCTTATGAGCAATTTTGCCAATGAGTGTTTCCACAGCCAAAATAATTGCTCTTACATAACCTACTAATGTTTTAATTACTTGTAATACTGACTGAACAACAGCCCATAAATCTTTAATTAATTGCATATAAACTCCTTATTTTAAAAGATTACTTAATAATAATAACAATACCGCACCAACTGCACCTAACAATATTGTTTCTAAACGCTTTAATCTTGCATTGATTGCTTCGTATCTTAATGCACAAATTTCCTCATGTGTGCTTAATCTATGATCTACTTCATCTAAACTATGTTTCATAATTTAAGCTTTCATTATGTAAGCAAGTGCATAGTAAGGAGGTAAGTTAGCACCTGTGCCACTTACACCTGCCGATGCGTTAGTTGTAGCAACAGTAATGCCTGTTGTTGATGTGCTTGTTGCAGCGCCTGATGATGTTGAAAATGCTGCATTACCACCAGCACTAAATGGCGGTGCTTGTGTTCCGTTGTATGTATGGAAGTGGCCAGGGTCTGTTACAGTTGATGTTGCAGTATGTGTATGAGATACCACAATTGCGTCAGCAGAACCACCTGTTTGATTTACTGAATAAGAGTTACCAGCACCAACAATAAATTTATTTCTTAAATCAGGCGTTCCATTTGTTCCGTCACATAAATAATAACCTGATGGAATAGAGCCAATAGCGCCTGACCATAAAAGAATCATGCCTGATGGTAAAGTAGATGAAGCCGCAGGAATTGTTCCTAAAATACCATAAATGTTGTCATAAGTAGCGATTGTCACGCTGTTTGAATCTTGTAATACAAGTTTATAGTTATATCCATAAGTAAGCCAAAGTTCTGCTGGTAATCTACCGTCAGTTCCTAAAATAATTGGGTTGGCATTAGGAATTGTTCCATTAACATCTGTATAAGTGGCTAATGGAGTTGATGATCCTGCTTGATAGGTATATAGTTTGCCACCATTTAAAGGTAGCCCTGTAGTGCCTAAAAAGCTTATTCCGTTGCCTATGGGTGATAAATTGACTGACATTATTGTTCCCTTTTTTCTGGTTTTTGTTTTAATTCATAAGCTGTAAATTGAGAAATTGGTATTTTTTGCATTCCTAAATTACCTGGAGCATTTAATAATTCTCTTAATGCTTTTGATTGTATTCCTTTTGTTCCATAATTTATTACAGATGGATTTGTTATTGCTTTTTGCATAATATTTGGAATTGCAAAACCACCTAATGCACCTGTTGCAGCAGTTTTATAATCACCTGTATACAATCCATATCCTGCACCAGCTAAAGACAATGGTAAATTATGAGCCAATATTCTAGTAGCTGTTCCTGAATTAGGTATTTTTTCAGGAATAACTTGCTTTCCTGATTGAGCTAAATTAATTAATGTTTGATCGCCTTTTCCATATATTGATGCACCACGATTAGCTTTTGTTCCAACTGTATTTGCTAATATTGATGGACTAATATCACCGCTACCTGATTTATCAATAGCGTTTTCAATAATTTTCATATTTCTAAATTGTAATCTAGCTGTTTTAAATGCTTCTTGATCTTCTTTGTTTAAAGAATTATTAAATGCATCCATTACAGCACCTCTTAATTGTCTTGCATGATAAGCCAATGTTGAGTCAGGTGAACTTGATGCTCTGTCTAATTGTTTTTTAATTGCATATGCTTTTTGACCAGAAATTTGACCATTTTCATCAACGCTATTAATAATTTCATTAGATAAAGTAGACACAGGATTTTTGTCACCTAAAAATGTATGAGATTCTTTTTGTATGCCACCAATTTTAGATAATACATCGTCATTAATATTTAAATTATTATTTTCTAATATAGATTTAAATTGATTATCAATTCTATCCGCAGCCCTTCCCATTGTTGTTGCATCTGCTACATGACTATCTTCACCAATAGTTTTTAATACTGCATTATTAAATTGTGATTTTTGTTTTTGAGCAAATGCTTGTTGAAATCCAGCAGTTAATGGATTGTCATTTAGCATTGCTTTTGCTTTTGATAAAAATGCTGATCCTGTTTGTTGTGCTAGGTCTAAATCTATTCCTGCATTTTTTAAAGTATTTACAGCCTTTTGACCTGCAACATTTAATTCATTTTTAATAGGTTGAGCAATTCTACCTACAGCATTAGTAGCACCCAATCCTGCAATTCCTGCACCTGCACCAACACCAACACGAGCAAGTTTACTTTCATCTTCTAATGTTGGAGTTAATAATCCTTGAGTTGCTCCAACAGTAGCCGCAGCTTTATAATTAGAAGGATTTATTATTTGTGACCTATTGTTTCTAATGAAGGTAATTTAGCTAATCCGCCTGCAGCTTGTATTGCTTCACCACCTAAAAGCGCTTCACCAATATTAGCTCCAATATAACCTGTCATAGCTGATGGATATTGAAGTAAATTTTCTGTTCTAGTTCTTTGTTCTTTTACTTCTTTTTCTATGCTTTGTTTTTTTTCAGGATATAAAGGTTCACCTAATTGCTTTAATGCTAACCATTGACTTAATAATGCTTCTTTAGCGCCTTGATAAACTTTTTGAGATGTAGGCATTGATTCATAAGGATTTGGTTTTTTAGATTCTTGCAATAAAATGTCAGCCTCATTGCCAAAAGATGGATTTTCTATTGCGCCTGTTCCAATTAAATCTTCTTCATGTTCTGGATGACCAATAAAAGAATTAGGATTAGCACCAAGCAAATCTTCGTCTTCTATTTTGTTTTTGCTTAAATCTTTAGCTGTAACAGAAATATTAGGCAAAACTACATCATATTCATCAGCAAAAGCCATTACATTAATCCTAAATTATATCGTTTATCAATATTAGTCATAGCTTCACCTTTTTTCTTAAATGCAGCCCATTCTTTTTCGCTCATAGAAGCTCTAAATTTTCTTTTAGCGTCATCAGACATTGAGTTCCATTGCAATACATTAGGATCAGCAATTTGATTAAACTGAACAAGTGCTTTTGAATATTTTTCAGGATTAGTTTGATATTGTTGCATGACTGCTTGCTTAACAAGTTTAAGCTTTTCTTGACCAATATATTGATTAGATGCTTGTTCAATAGCTTGAAGTGTCATATGTTTATTAGGATCAGCAGCTTGTCTAATTGTTGTAGCAAAATCTGTTCCATTTTTGCCACCTTGTAAAGCTAATTGTGCAGAAATTTTATCAAGTAATTGCGTATCAGTAGCGGTTTCATCATTTTTAATTGATAAAGTTTGTGCAACATTATTAAGAAATTCTCTTGGATGTGCAAATGCACCTGTAGATGCACCTTTAGAATATTCTTTAAGTTTTTGATAAAGACCAATGTTTTTAGCTGCACTTGTAGCGTCTTGAGTAGTCTGTGACCAATCTTCTGCAGCAACTTTTGATCTAGCTTGATAAGATTCTGCTTGACCTGGTTGCATAGATGATACAGCAGGGGCAGGGCCACCTCTGCCACCTTGACC